TCCCGTTCGCTCCAAGGAAAGCGCATTCGCGTTTACACCTGGGAATAGGCACGACCCGAACGGCTACCTCGAGACGGGGAAGAACTACTTTTCGGTAAACACACCCGAACCGGATGCTGACGTTCCGCTGCCACAGCCAGACCCAAACCCTATTCCACAACCTATTCCGGTTTCGCAAGGTACGGTCACGTCGGACGGAACTCGCGTTCGGAAAGGTCCGGGGACCAATTATCCGATCCTCTGGCAGCATATGGAAGGGGAGACTGTCAAATTAGTTTCGGTGTTCAACGGTTGGGCCAAGCTAGCTCCCAGAGCCCAATATCCGGAAGCATACATAAGCGCGGATCTGCTGCGGTTTATGTAAACAAAAGGCAGGTGAGAACATCCACCTGCCTTTTTGATTCATTTTGGTGTTAACTAAGAAACTGTAAAGGCAGACACAATAGGGTAGCCCAACTTGATTATGCGCGGCGTTGTCTGGAAAGCGGCGTTGTTCGTTCCGTGTTGGAGTGTAAATCGAAGTGTCTGATCTAAAGAGGCGTCAGTTGCAATTGCAACTGCGGCTGTGGTCGGTGACACAGCAACCAATTCAGCCCGCGCTATCATATACTGAGAGTTTATCAAATTCTGCCCGGCCATCCACGCTTTGTAAACAAATACCTGAAAAGTTCCATTCGCAATCGCGTTGGTTGTGGTAATCACACCAGCCCCGAAATACGTTCTCGTCGAAAGATTCTGGGCAACGCCGGTCCCGTTTGAAACAAGCATGATGGCTTCAACTTCAACAAAACTGTTCGGCCCGAAAGTGTTTGCAGGCAGGATCACAGAAGCTCTTGTTGTCTCGACAAGAGTGCCTGAATGAACCGCGTTGTACGTTGTACAAAAGCTAAAACGACGACTGCCGGGATTGGTTTCAAGCGCGGCTATTCTGGTGTCAGCACGTTGATTGTTTGCCGAAAGTGCTCGTGCAATTTCTTGGGCAGCTTGCGTCTCGGCGTTTGAAAAACGACTTTCGCTCATCAGACTGTCTCCATTTCTGGAGAAATATACTCGTTTTGTCCCTGTCCTGCACCAGTTCCTACCCGAACAGTAACACTCAAAATGTGTTGTGTGAAGTTACGGTTGTAGTATTTAGCACGGACCAGATCGCCCAGATTCCAATGTTTCAACCAACGCACACTAGGAGTTTGGATCATGTTAAATGTGAGCGTTTCTTTGGCCTTGTATGTGTCAAGGTAGTTGATCGCATTCACCTGCAAACCTGCGGTTGTTTTTTCGTTGCGTGCATCCTGAAACGCTTCTCTTCGGTTTAAGGGTGTGTCCGAAACAGCAGGTGTTGAAAAGGTCAGAATAACACGATTGACCCCCTCCCCTGCGCCCCCAATGTACAAAAAGTTCCTCTCGTCTGAAGAGTTTCTGGAATAGATAGGGATGTCCATATTTCCGGCTTCCAGATCAAAAATGACCGGATCGACCCCAGTCGGATTTCCGGGTGTTCGATCAACACCCCACGAAGGTTGCACACGCAAAATGTATGTACCCACCGTTGGTCCTCCGATTATTCCAAAGTCAACCTCTCCGTCAGACGACAGTTTTTTGATGACCGACAACAAGTTCGTAAAACGAGCTGAATATGAAACCGTGTTGCCAGCAGCGGCGTCCGCTTCTATAGACAAGCCCGGTATAACTCTTGCCGCATCTGTTGGACTCACCGCATGCTCGTCAACATAGGCTTTGATCACTGTCTCGGCTTTTCCGGTTTTGTCAGAGCTTTCGAGCCCGGTAGGAGGCAGCACAATACGTCTGGTCAACAATTCTGTGTAACCAGATCCGTACAGGTTCATGATGATCGAACCGTTCCCTTTTGCCTGATCGACAATCGTTCGGTTGAAACCTTCATATACGGTAGATCGCAACTTCGTCAGGGGATCAGTTCGGCGAATGCGCAAAATCCAGTCTTTATCTATCGTATCTCGAAGGAAAGAGACATACTCCTGGTTCGCAAAGTCTTTTGCCGCGATACTGAATCGCAGATTGTGATTCCACGGCGCATTGATGCGCTGGGTGAACTCAAGATAATCCCAACCTTGAAGCACCATCTCGGCGGTGCCTGTCGGATCGTAGGCAAATATTTCGTACAGATCGGCCATGTTAGGTCTTCATCCCAACCACACCAAGGAATACATCGCAGGTAAGTGCACCTGTGGCTGTGACGGTTACGATCAGGGAACCAACCGCTGGTGCGGAGGCCGCAACCATTGCCAGGTTGAAAGACGCCCAACCTATTCCTGCTGTGATGGCGTCATTTCTGAGACCACTGCAATGTAACTGAAAAACGCTGTTTGGTGCCGCATTTCCAGGAGAAACCTCGATGGACGCAACACCCGCAGCCGATCCGGAATCGTTTATCTTTGCAAGCAGTAGTACTGCTTTGACACCCGGCAAAACCAACCCGGCAAAGCTCACCCCAAAGTCGATAGCTGTGGCTCCGGTACTTTTTGCGGTTGTGTTCCAACTGGCGTCCCGCAGGAAGCCTTGTCCGTTTGCAGTTTCATCCAGCAAAATTTCATGGAACGGTCGATAAGGACCAGCTCCATATCCGGGCACACAAATACACTGACCGACGCGGATTGTGCCGCCAAGACCTGCAACCAAAGGAGAGATACTTAGAGTCAGGCTGGATGCGTCTGCTTCGGTTGTATAGACGATCTGCACATCCTGGTAAACGATACCAGCACTGTTATCGATGCGAAGATTCCTAGTAAGCCCTACAGGTGCACCACTGTTGGTTGTGATTGCAATTTTGGCACCCTTGGAACCTCCTTGAACAAGACATCTGAATGTATAGGTAGTTGACGGTTTGGCAATAAATGTTTGGCTGAATACGTCTGTAACACCAGCAATGTCGATCTGGACAGAACGTCCACGCTGCATCTGTACAGGACGAGAAGCAACAGCAACAGTCTGCATGGTTCCACCAGCGCCACTGACAAAATTCCATCCCCACGCCACCGAAAGCGGGCCAGCAATGGCGATGTTGACGCCGAAGAATTCAGAGTTGCGGATGTAGTTCGTTTCGCGTGCGGCAAGAGACTCCAACAACGACGTGGTCATAAAAGTTCTCTCGTCGAGGATGTCTGCGTTTGTGATTGTCGCAAAGCCGTTTGCCGCCCACACCTGTGCCAAAGCCACTTCAAAGGTGGTTCCATACGTTTGCGTCAAAGCTGGTACGCCGGGCACAGCCGCAGGGATTCCTTGCAAAACAGCCAGACGGACGGTTTGGGCAGCAAAATTGACACGAAGAATGATGCGGTCGATGCGAGGATTTCCGGAAGCATTCGCAGCGATGGTCAGAGTTTGAGCAGTCGTGTTTTCGTACAAAAATCCTTTGACAAACGCTGCACCTGTGACAACACGCACCGTAGCAGCAGGAGGAGGCGATTCCTGTACATTCAGACTGTTAAGATAACCAGGTGTAACAAAACCAGTGCTGGCGTCCGAAGCCAAAAGCTTGCTGTACACTCGGGTAAACTCGAGGTGATCGTAAGGCGCATTGGTTGCGTCACCAATTGTCGTACCATTCCAAAAATAGGAAATTTCAGGCATTGTTATCCAATCCTTCGAACCTGTTCTTGTAGAACATGATCACTTGCGTAGATATGTTACCCTGTGTCAGAGAAACGTCAAATGTATTCAAACCGCCAGGGACAACTGGATCTGCTTCTATCCGGAATGCGGTTAGTGTGCTGTCGTCGCTTACTTTTCCGAGCCACGAACCGCCCAGACTGCTCATGACCGTTTTTCTGGCGTAGTTCAAATCGATTGTGATGAACTCGTCTTCGGCGATAGTATAGCCCGCGAAACTTATCATATCGCCGAGTTGCTGGTGGACTATTTTGAAATCGGTTGCCGGTCCTTGCACCCGTATTGTCGGGTACGATTCCCAGTTACCGAGATAAGTGATAGCGATGCTTTGCTCGACAATCGATCCCTGCGGTCCTCCGAAAAAGAATGGAAACTGCATCGGGAAAACAAGGTCGATGTGAGTAGGCGGAAATACAAACAGGTTTACAAGCGTTGCGTATAACTCGACAGGATCGTACAACACCGGGTTGTGTGCGGTAAACCGTAGCGATTCTGAGATTGAAAACTCGTCCCAGCCACCATGCGACCAGGTGTATGTCGGCCCTTTGCTGACAAAGACATCCAAATCCCGAACTGTGCCGTCGTTCGTGACTCGGCGCAGCACACCCGGAATAGGCGCGTTCATATCCGTTCTGTTTGGCCGAAGCATGTTATCGACCAGGGTACGAATTTCCCAATACGCATCTCGATCACACCCGTTCTGCCGGATCACCACGTCGATTGTGCGAGGAACAAGCCGGACCTCGGTCACAGTGTCACCGTGCTGGTATGGACCACTGGTCGTGCCATAGTCCATATCGGCCATCCCGTCGCCTTCATACAAAAGAACATGCCGATCAGGCGGGTCTTGCAGATCGAACACCACACCGTCCGGTGAGATGTATTGTATTTTTTCGTTTGACTGAGGCGTGAAGTTTCTGACTGTCATCCTAAAGCCTCGTTGGTCCGAATGATACGCTGCATTGTATCTGTGAACTCGTCTTTAGTTGTCATCGGAGCCCCTACGATGTCGCCAGTCGTCATATTGCGATTGATCGTGGTAGTTGACCCACCAGCAACGAGCGGGGCAGCAGCGGACATCTCTGTCATAAAGGAAGGCATTGCCATCTGCTTGTCTATTATAACACCAAAGTCTGTTCCCTTCAGATAGTTTTCAAAGCTTTCGAATGCGTGCTGCATTTTTAGCTCGGGCGACCCGGTGGTCGCATTCTTGACAGCCTGCATCGCGGCGATCATATCTTTGGCTGCACCCCACACAGCCTGTGCTGCTTTTCCTGCGGCCTGACCGACACCCGCAATCGCAGTAGACATGGTGCCGAACTTTCCGCTCAGCGTAGTTGTATCGGTCCCCATAAGTTGAGAATCTGTTTTCCATGCGTCACGAACCGCGTGGATTTTTCCAACTCCTTGGTTGTGCATCGTGTCGAACGATTGAATGGTCATCTTCACCCACTCGGCTGTGAGTGCGTTTGCACCAGCCACAAAATCGAGCCAGTGGCCGTACATATGCCTAGTGGTGAATTCCCAATATCCATCAATCTGATCCATGAAGACAACCATCTGACCATAAAGCAGAGTTGTGGCAGCAAGCATCTGTGCTACAAATATGGCTCCCGCCCCAAGACCCATCGCAGAGAAAACCGCGATTGCCGTAGTCTGCAATGCCAGGAATTGTCCTATGACAGTAATCGACATAGTTGCAGCAGCGGCAGCAATGTTCAAGAATGTGATGTCTGCGTTTTCTCCCAGCATATTGAATTGCTGCATCACAGAACTAAAGAATATGTTAGTCTGCATGGTCATGCTGGTGATAAGTGTATTCCACGACGCCTGTAATGCTGCAACAGCCGCAGCAAGCGCACTGATCTGATCGGTTGATACTGTCGGAGAAACAGCCCCACCTTTCTCCTCCCCTCCCCCAAACAAACCCGACAAGATAGATTGTGCGCCAGAAACAAGATCGTTGAAGATTGTCAGCGCTGTATCCTTCATGCTGGTGAAGGAGGCTAATATCTCAGATGTCATATCCGGGATGATGCTGTGACCGATCAGCGTGTTGTACAAACGGGTGAAACTGGCGATTGTCGTATCAACCAGATCGGTGAAGAACTTCTTCATCCCTTCAAAACCGGAGGTCAGCGATCTGCCGAGATCATCGACGAGCGTTTGCCAGTCGTTTTTAATTGTCTCGGAATTTAATGCCGAGCCTGAGCCAAGATCGGCGATGATCTTGATCACATCCGATATGACGTTGATCATACTTTTGACGTTGTCTATGATAACGGGAAGTAAGTCGGACAACAGAACAAGACCGTCGATCAGGTTGGCAAAGACCAGCCCGGCGACTTTACCTAATGTTTCGCCGATGCTGGACCACGGTATTTGCTTTGCTGCATCGCCAAGTGCACCGAACAGTGGAGCCAGTTTCCCAAACGTAGTCTCCAGGTTCTCAAATATTTTTGTGATTTGAGGACCTGACGATTCGATGAACGGGCCAAACCCTTCCGAGAAGCCTTTTGTGAACTCGCCGACCCCGGTGACAACCTGGTTCACAAAACCGAAGATCGCGTCCCCAACGACCTTCATGTCGTTCGGCAGTTTGGCAACTACATCCTGAAACGCAGCACTGCTTGTCACACTGCTGATCAGGTTGCTTATGGAGGTCGAAATGTTGTCGAAGCCTTCCTTGACTCCCTTAGATGAATCTACGAGGGTCAGGATATCCGTAATAAATTGAGGAGGGATACCGAGTTTCGCAACACTGGCAGCCAGCTCATCGGCGTTTTGTTTTGCGGCTGCGAATGCGGCGGCTGATCCACCTGTCATATCACCAGGTGCCGGAGCCACATTGAATTGAGGTACAGGTCCGGTTGCCTGCCCTTGGAGCGCCGCCAAAACTTCACTGATGGATGCTTTCTTGGTAAGCAGTTGGTCGATAATACCCAGCACACCATCAACCGACGTGGTCACGGTGTCAAAAGCTGTCCCAATGCTGTTGATTACTGTTTCCCAACCGACCATGGTCCCGATAGCAGCAACCAGAATTCCGACACCAAGCGCGGCCAGACCCAGCGGAGAAGCTAAAGCCCCCACCACGGTCACAAGCGTGCCGAGCATCGAGATGACACCACCTGCGACGATCAACAGTGGTCCCAGTGCGGCAGCAACCCCGGCGATAACTAGGATAGTACGCTGGATGGCCGGATTCAGGTTTTTGAACCAGTTGATGGCAACCTTGATCTTGTTGATGAGTTCGAGAATATCATCTTTGACAAGATCGAAGATCGTGATACCCAGATCCATGAAAACATTCTTCAGGATCTGCACCTGACTGGCCACGGTCTGGAACCTCTTTTCCGCCACATCCTGTAAAGCAATCCCTTCGGCATAAGCTTTGTTGGCAGTCTCAAGGTTTTTAGTGAACGACTCTTGTGCCCCGTCCAGACGACCCAGAATGTCGATGGCTCGAATTCCACCAAGACCCATCTCATTCAGCATGTCTTTGGTGACGCGTCCTGCCTTGATACCTTCGTTCAAAGCGCCGATGAATTTGAATACTGCGGTAGAGGCATCTTCCTCAAACGATTTCTTGAATTCGTCAACAGAAACACCTGACACCTGGGCAAATGTTTGGAGATTTTCGCCGCCTGTCTGAACAGACAAAACCATTTCGTTGATTGCCCGGCTGACTGCCGTACCACCAGCCTCAGCCCGAGCGCCGACGTCTCCGATAGTTGTAGACCACGCAAACAACTCCGGAATGCTGAATTTTGCACGATCTCCAGCAGCAGCCATCCGGAGGCCAATGTTCAGAATGTCACCCTGCGTCGATACACTGTTGTTGCCAAGTGCAACAATTGCCGATCCCGCATTTCTGACGAACTCGGTCATGGTTTGACTTTTGTCGCCCACGATGTTGAATAGCTTCGCCAACCCGGAAACAGCTACTTCCGCACTGATGTCTGTGGTGGCCCCCATCTCTGCCACAATTTTAGTGAACTCGGCGATCTGATCCGCAGGTACGCCGAACGTACCAGCCATTTCGCCGATCTTGTTCAACTCTTCGGTCGAGACGGGGATTGTTTGGGCAAGCTCTCGGAATTCTTTTCGAACGCTTTCGCCAAGAGGGGTCAGTTCGCCGAATGTGATACCCAGACGAGAAGCAGCATCTCTCGCCTCATCCATCGTTGTGACGGTGATCCCCAGTTGGCTTTTTGCTGCCGCAGCTATTTCGGCGAAACCGATCTGCAAACCACCAACCGTTTTGGTGACGCCCGCGAAGGTATCCTCAAACTTTGCACCAGCGGTTACGAGTGAACCTACGAGAAGCGCAAGAGGGCCTGTGATTGCGAGGGTCATGGTACGACCGAGCCCGATCATACCACTACCTATTTTTGTAAGGGTTGTGCCAAGCCCTGAAGCGGTGCTGCTGACCGAGCGAATCGTGCCTTCCAGCCCGCGAATATCATCACGCGCTGTTCCTACGGACCGGCGAAACTCGCCAAGTCCCAAGACTAAAACACGAACGCCAATAT